CCCACGTGTTCTCCATCGCAGTGTCAGAGATCGCATCCTGTTCGTCCAAGATGTCGTCCAACTTAAAGGCTGACCAGTGGGAGGTCTTGGAGTTCCCCGCTATCCTGCCTAGTGGTAAACCCCTATGGCCGGGCTACTGGAAGCTTGAGGAGTTGGAGAAGGTCAAGTTCTCTATTGGCTTGAAGAAGTGGAACGCCCAGTGGCAGCAGCAACCTACAAATGATGAGGGCGCGATCCTCAAGCGTAACTGGTGGCGCAAGTGGAAGTTTGATGAGCCGCCGTCCTGTGAATACATCATCCAGTGCTATGACACGGCTTACTCGAAGAAAGAGACTGCTGACTTCTCTGTCATCAGTACGTGGGGCGTGTTCTATCCTGACGCGGACTCGGGCGCAAATCTAATACTCTTGAACGTCAGGAAAGGGCGCTGGGACTTCCCAGAACTCAAACGTGTTGCCAAGGACGAGTATTTGTATTGGAAGCCTGATAATGTTTTGATCGAGGCCAAAGCAACTGGGACCCCGCTCCAGCAGGAACTCAGACGTCTGTCCATTCCTGTCACGATGTATTCCCCCGGCGGACGGCGCACGGGGCAGGATAAGATTTCCCGTGCAAATGCTGTTGCTCCGATACTGGAGTCGGGTATGGTTTGGTATCCGGAGAATCAGGAGTGGGCCGAGGAGATGGTTGAGGAGTGCGCTGCTTTTCCGCTCGCACCCCATGATGATCAGGTTGATACTGCGGTGATGGCGTGGCATCGGTTTAGGCAGGGCAACTTTATTGCGTTGGCCGATGATGATGTGGATGAGCCAGAACCTAATCAAGAGCCAGTTGAGTATTATTGATTTAGCCCATAAAATGGCCGCTACTCATTAAGGACCTTGATCCATGGCCCAAGAATATTTTGACCAATTACATGAAGCGGTAAAGCAAGCCGAGAGCCGTGGTCAACGGTTCGATGAAAAGGGTAAGTTACTCACCTCTCCTAAGGGTGCTGAGGGTGAGATGCAGGTTTTGCCAAAAACTGCGAGAAAGCCGGGCTTTGGTGTAGAGCCTGCTAAGAGCAGGGACCCTGATGAGATTGCGCGTGTGGGTAGGGATTATTTGAAGGCCATGGTTGATAAGTATGGCGACACGGAGAAAGCGCTGATTGCTTACAACTGGGGGCCAAAGAATGCGGATGACTGGTTGGCTTCTGGTGCTGATAAGTCTAAGTTGCCAAAGGAAACGCAAGGCTATATCACGCGGGTTTTTAGTAAGTTAAATGCTACACCCCCGTCAAACAAACCAGCCCCTGTTACTGAGCCGACTGCATCTGAAAAGGTGATGGTGCCTGCTTTGCAAAGTGGGATGAGTGCGAAGACTGATATAAAGAGCTTGGCCCAAGAAGCGGGGCCCGGGTACAAGGCTGCTATGGCCATGATGTTTTTGGCGGATGACAAGCCTGATGATGACAAGACAGATGTTTGGAAGGAAGCTCAGCCGGAGGCCCCTGACTTGATGGCTCCATCTGCTTTGGCAGATTTGAGTTTGGAATACAAGTCTCCGTTCCCAGAGAAAAAGCCTGTTCGTATGGCTGAAGGCGGGGAAGCCAAGAAGATGCTGGATGATTTGCCAAACTTTGAGGACACCAGTGGAATGCCGTTTGAGATGATCAAGGGCGGCAACAAGATGAATGTTGAGGACAAGCAGATTGAAGACATGATGCTGGGCCTTGGCACGAATAGCTCTATGCTTGGTTTGAACTTATCCAAGATGAAGCAAGGCGAGAAGGAAAATCTTGCACAGAGTTTGATGGCTGCGTATAGGACCAAGGTTGGGGATACGGATGTCAGTGTGATGGGCATGCGCCCCACAGGTGCGCCTCCCGGAACGTATATGGGCGGCGTATCGGCAGCAGTTCCTGTTTATGGCAATGACCGTGTAATTCTTGGCGCGACGGGCATGCAAAGTCCGTATCAGTCCGGTATGACGGGAGTCAATCTTGGTTACTCAGGGCAAGTGGGCCCCGGCCGCTTAGATGCCATGATGATGCAGCCTGTTAATTCATCACAAGGCCGCAGTTATCAGGTGCAGTATCGCTTACCAGTAGGTCGGGCTGAGGGTTCTCCGATGGGTGGCGAGAATGCTGATCACTTGACGCCACAGGAGATTGAACGGATGGCCGCGGCTCAAGGGCCTGCATTTCTGACACCTAGTTCTGGTCGGGGACGGCAAGCTGGAAACATTAGCAAAGCACTGGCTAGTGGCGAGGCGTATCCTGCTATCGCACGTGGTGTGGCGGAGTTGCCATACGATGTAGTGGGTGGTCCAGTGGACTTAGCAACTTTGGCAATGCGTCCATTTGGTTACGATGAGAAAAAGCCGGTGATGGGTAGTGATTGGATCAAGGAGAAGATGACCAAATATGGCATCCGCCCCGGTGAAGAGGCCAATCCTACGTTGCAAGGTTTCCGCACTGCTGGTGAGCTAGGTGCATCGCTTGTAAATCCTATCCCTGTTTCCACAAAGGTCGGCCAAGCAGTGGAAAAAGGCGCTACTGCTGTAGGAAAAGAAGCTGCAAAACAAATGTTGCGCGGTATGGAAGGGGAAGGTCCTTTAGCGGCGATTAGTCCTCCTGTTATGTATGCGGTCAAACCACGGGGCGGCACAATTGCTACTTCAGGCTCATTAAATGAGCCCCCCATATCTCGTTTTGATGAACTGCTTTCAAACTATGCAGAAGAGATCAAGAACAAACTTCCTAAATCGGAAGGATGGCCGGGAGCAATAAGTTCATGGGCATCTAATCCTAAATACGATGCTGTAGATGCGTTCATTGACAAAAAAGCACGCAAGTATTTTATTAATGAATTTGGTACAGCAAACGATCCACTACGCAAGGCCATGGCCAGTGGAGAGATGCCTATATACGGTAAGGACGTAGAACAATTCCCAGAGTATTTGTTAGCCGCTGCGCGTGATCCTAATGCTCCCGGACACTTACAAGCTAAACGACACTTGGAAAAATACTACGATGACAAGACGAATATTCAATTGCAGTCACTCAGTCTAGCTCCTGATCCACATGATGCGGATGCGCGCAACATATTTAATAAGAAGATGACTGATTTTCAAACAAAGCAGCGGGATCTGATGACGGCGGAAGGACTGCCCGAGGAATACCAAAACCCGGCGTTCTTGAACAAGCATACATTTCAAGATTTGAAAGATTATCCCAGCTCTACCGAAGCATTTAGAAAAATGGTGGAGTTAGGGGAACAAGACAAATTGCCATCAAACTTGAAATATGCGTTGCAAAACGAGCAGCCTATTTACATGGTAAGTCAGCCCGATATGGATTTTTTAAAGCCAAAGATATTGGCAGAAACACTATCTACTATCCCGCCTGAAAAACTTAAAAACATGAGTTTTGAGCAAGCTGTGATTGAAGGCACGAAGAACATGCGCGTGTATCGTGAATACGATACCGCCGTGGAACGCGCCAGCAAAAACCTAAGCGTGCCAAAAGAAGTGATGTCTATGTTTACAAAACCTGTTACCAAATCAACTGACGGGGAATGGGTAAAATTAACAGAGCCAATAGCTACAAAGCTGGAAGGCAAACTGATGCATCATTCTGTTGGGGGTTATGCAGACAACCCTAACTACAACTTAGGTGGACCTGAAGCAATTAAATCAGGCAAGGCAAATATCTTTTCTTTGCGTAATGGTAAGACGGGGATGCCAGAGGTTACGCTTGAGGCGGAAAAACTTCCAAATGGAGACTTGGGGTTAAACCAAATCAAGGGGGACTACAATTCTTTTCCTTCCCATCGCACAGAAGAGATTTTTCAATTTATTGATAAACACCCTGAAATTAAAAGACTCCCCGGAGAGTTTTATCCAAAAGACAATACAGGTGTAAATCTCCCAAGGGGTATTCACGTAGACTGGCAGGGTTCATACGAGCATTGGAAAACTGGAATGCCCGGAGAATGGCGAATCCAACGTTCTTCAGATGTAGCCGACAATTACATGTATACACTTCCCGCAGGAGAGCCTCCAATAAACCGCGCAAATGGCGGTATGGTTGAGCGTACTAAGAACGACAATCGAAAATATTTGTAAGGAACACACATGGCTATCGAACGAAACAATGACCTGCCTGAGGGCGCAGCACTGAGCGTAGAACTGGAAACAGACGCTCAAATGCCTGATATCGAGGTAGAAATCGATGATGAAGGCG